CATATTCCGAAGCTTCGGCGCAGGACATCAAGAATGCGGAAAACCGTAAAGAGCTCGGCATTCTCGATGCCAAGAAAATTGCGGCGGCTCCGAAAGGCGACACTGCCGATATCGACACTCTGCTTGCGGAAATTGAAGCCGGTGAACAAGCCCTGACTGTATCGAAGGCTGAAACTGAAACGGCAGTTCAGGAGTTGGCAGATTTCAAAGTCGACGCTGAAGCGAAGCTCGCGGATGCAAAAAAAGCAACCGATGAGGCGAAAGCGGAATTTACCGCATACAAGTCTGAAACTGAGGGGCAGCTTAAAGCAGCCGCTGATGAAATTGCCGGTTTGAATGTTGCAATTGCGGATCTTCAGAAGTCTGCATCGCAATCGGAAACGACAGAACACGACAAGTCCAAGGGCAAGTCGGAAAAATAACGGTCAGGTGCAATGGATAGCCAAGTCCGCGTTATAGAGCCTCCCCAGTCCATCGTTACGCTTGAGGAGGCAAAGCGTCATCTGATTGTCGATTTTAATGATGATGACGAACTCATTAAGTCACTTCTGTTGGCCGCCACATCGTGGATTGATGGCCCGACAGGCTGGCTCGGCTGCGCGCTTGGGGTTCAGACATTGGAGCTCCGCGTTGCTGATTTCTATTCGCTTCCCTGTCAGCGCGATGTCGTTCCGTTGCCATATCCACCGGTCCTCGAAATCATCTCGATCACCTATCGCGATTCAGACGGCGTTTCGGTTGTTATGCCCTCCAATGGGTATGAGGCGACATTAGGAGGTGTTCGGCCATTGCATGACGGCTGGCCGACCTCAGATGGCACGGCAGAGTCCGTGCATATCCGTTACAAGGTCGGCTGGCAAAAGCCGGATCCGTCTGATCCGTCAAAACTGGTGTCTGACGTTCCGCCAGCCATACGAACTGCGATCATGATGTTGGTGGCTCAATGGTATGCTGTTCGCGAAGCTGCGACGACTGAAGGGTCTGTCAATAAAATGCCATTCGCGGTCGAAGCGCTGTTGCAGCCTTATCGTATATACAGGTGAGGTGATCATGGCTGACAAAAACTCCGCTGGACCACTTCACTCAAAAGTCGCACTCGATAAGCGTGAAGACGTTGACGATGGCATGGGAAACACGGTTTCGGGTTGGCAAGAGCAGTTCCAGACCCGCGCCGAGTTTATTCATCTACGCGGGTCTGAAGCCGTTATGGCCGGTCGTCTTCAGGGAAAGCACACACAGGTTATCCGGGTTCGTGTTTCCAGTAATACAAGGCTGATAACCACAGATTTCCGGGTTCGTGACACTCGTAGAAACATCGCTTTCAACATTCGCGATATCGAGTGGGAAACCAACCGCCAGTTTATTTCGCTCACATGCGAAAGCGGCGTAGCTACGGGGTGATGTCATGGTCGAGGGGCTGGATCGCCTTAATAGGAAGCTGACAAAGACCGTACCGCAGGCGGTTTTCGACGCGACAATCAAAGCTATGGAGCAGGGCGCTAACGATGTTGTTAGCATGATGCGAAGACTTGCTCCGAAAGACAGCGGCAAGCTTGCACAGTCAATCAACTGGACTTGGGGAGATGCGCCGAAGGGCGCAATGGTGCTGGGCAAGTCGGCACCAACTCGTGACGGATTGGTGATTACAATCTACGCAGGCGACCAATCCACTATGGTCGGTGTGCGTGAGCAGTTTCAGCTTGCCAGACTACAAGAGTTTGGAACCCAGCACATGCAAGCTCACCCGTATTTCTTCCCCTCCTGGAGAACGTTGCGGAAAAGAGTTCGCAGCCGGGTCACGAGACAAATGAGAAAAGCTGTAAGGGATGCCGCAAAGTGAACATTTCCGAAGAGCTTCAGCGATATCTTTACGCCCAGCTGCGAACAGTCCCTGAAGTCATTACCCTCGCAGGTGGGCGCGTTTATGACCGAGTGCCTAGCACAAACGGGCAGGTTACGGCGCAATTTCCTTACGTGTCGTTTGGTCCTGTCAATATGAT